GTGAAAGAATCATCACACCAAATACGCTTCCTAACAATAACAACGAGGACACATTAACAAAGAGTGAATTGCTGAAAAAACCGTATGCGGAACGTGCAAGGATTGCACAAGAAAATCCGGAGGCGTATGCGGCTGCAATGAATTCGTAAATAAGAAAGAAAAGAGGTAAAAACTATGCCAGCAACAAAATTAAATGACGTTATTAACCCACAGGTTATGGGTGATATGATTGAAGCGAAAATCAATGCACAGGCAAAACTTATTCCTTATGCAAAGTGGATACTACGCTTCAGGGAGTACCGGGAGATACCAAAACGGTTCCTTCGTGGAATTACATTGGAGATGCGCAGGATTTCGATCCTGAAAATGAAAATGGCGATGAGATTGAGCTGACCAATCTGACAGCGGGCAGCACAACTTTCACAATTAAATGTGCCGCTAAATCCATTGGCATTTTGCAGACGGCAATTAATTCAGGTCTTGGAAATCCAGTTGGACAGTCGGAAAAACAGCTTGCAGACTCCATCATTGGAAAAGTTGACAATGATTTGCTTGACGCAGCGTATACAGCACCGATTACAGTAAACAAATCAGATAATCCGATTGGATATGATGCTGTGGTTGACTGTGTGACGAAGTTCGAGGATGAAGAGGATGGTATTGATAAAGTTATGTTCATTCATCCACGACAGGAAACAACACTTTTGAAAGACCCGGATTTCTTATCTGCTGATAAATTCCAGGCAGGTGTTGCGGTAAATGGTGCAATCGGTAAAATTGCAGGATGCTGGATTAAGAAATCTAAAAAGGTAAAAGTAGTTGATGCAGTAAATGCCGTTGCCGGTGTTTACACAATCAAAATCGATACAAAGGCATCGAATGGCGACAAAATTATTATTAATGGAGTACCATTTGTGGCCGGAACGGATTTCTTGTTATCAACGGATACTGCGACCGGTAATGCAACTGCTTTGGCTGCTAAACTGAATGATTCAGAAAATGAGGTGCTTTCCTGCTATACGTGGACATCCTCAGGAACTACGATTACAGCAACGGAAGACTCTGGAAAAGAAGGCTCCGGACTGCCGGCAGTTGTGACAGAAGGCTCTATGAAAGTAGTAACAGCAACTACTACAAAAGGGGTAGCCGCTGCATCTGCTGCTTATCTTTGCCCTGTTATTAAGATGGAGCCGGATTCTCCTGAGACTGAGTATACGGAAGATGAACTTCCGGCTCTTACAATCTTTTTGAAGAAAGATACGCAGGTTGACCACGAGTGGCTGCCGAAGAAACAGCGCCATGATATTACGGCGGCTAAGTATTACGGTGTTGCACTTACAAACTCGGCAAAGGTTGTTCTTGGTAAGTTTGGTAAATAAGGAGGCTCCCTTATGATAATGTCAGTTGAAGAGTTTAAAACATTTGTGCAATCTGACTTGATAGACAATGTGCTTGAAGCAAAACTTCAGGCACTTGAACTGCTTATCAGGAGATACACGAATAACAATTTTCAGAAAAGAGCATATAGAAGAACCGCTGATATTGTTGGCGGTCTTTTCTTCGCCGATGACATAACACCCTTCAAGATTGGTGATACGGTGCAAATTACGGAATCGCAGTTAAATGAGGGGCTGTATACGGTCAAAGAAGCGGAAAAGGATATCTTTACCGTAAATGAGACTGTATTGGATGAAGGACGTGTTCTTTGTACCAAAATTGAATATCCGCTGGACGTTCAGATGGGAGTTATTAACATGCTGAAATGGGATTTGGAGAACCGTGATAAAGTGGGAATCCAATCGGAGACACTCAGCAGACACTCCGTAACGTATTTCAATATGGATGGTGATAATTCTTCAATGGGTTATCCGAAGTCGTTGATTGGGTTTTTGAAGCCTTACATGAAAGCAAGGTTTTAGGAGGGATTTGAATGATTGGTGGAAACATTACGGCAATCCTTCAAATATCTGCCACCACAAAGAATGAAATCGGAGAATCTGTGAAATCATGGCAAGATGTTATGGCGTTGCGTGGATGGCTTGACCTTTCTTCAGGAGATTCCAAGTATGCAACATTCAATGCAAAAATACAGGAATCTACGCATGTGTTCTTGATGGATTACATGCCGATTCCTGATGTTTTTGAAGTTGATGGAAAAGTTGTCAAGGTATCGGCTGAAAGTACAAGAATGATGGTAAATTCAAAGCCATATGATGTGATGCTGATAGATGATCCGATGGAAATGCATAAACAGATGGAAATCTATTTGAAATATACAGGTGGTGATTAGGATGTCCGTAAAATTTGAAGATAATCATATACGCATTAAAGCAGATATGAAAAGCGAAGCAGTAGCGTTTCTTCATGAGGCAGCAGGTGCTTTGGTTTCGCAGACGCAAAGGAATACCGCCGTAGGAAAGGTTAGCGGTGGTAAAACCAAAAGTGAATGGACTTACCAGGTAGATGAATCAAAACTGGAGGCTGCTATTGGAAATCCAATGGAAAATGCAATTTGGGAAGAGTTTGGAACCGGTGAATATGCATTGAATGGCGATGGCCGCAAAGGAAAATGGTACATACCTATTGGTAATGCAGAGGGTCAGATTTCCCAAAATGTAGTTGATGCTTACGGGATGAAAGTTGTGCATGGAAAAGGCGGTGTGGATTATGTTGAGACTTCCGGTAAAAGGGCAAAAAGACCGTTTTACACCGCATATTTAGCAAAAAAGAATGCCATCCAGAAAAGACTTGAAAGTATATTGAAAGGACTGGGGAAATGACAAAAGAAATCCTAAAAATCATATCGGATTCGATGGAAAGCCTTGGTTTGAATTATGAGTTTATGGAATGGACATCAGAAATAAAGTATCCATATTTTGTTGGTGAGTATGGTGAAACACAACAATCTACGGAAGATGGTTTGCAGGAGTCATCCTTTATTCTGACTGGATATACAAGGGGGACATGGCTTTCTTTAGAAGAAATAAAAGAATTGATACAAGCATATTTTGATGCGGTCAATGGTCACACGGAAATTACGGCGAGTGGTTCCGGTGTGGCTATTTTTTATTCAAACAGTTTCGCTGTTCCGACAGGTGATGCTGCGTTGAAGAAGATACAAATTAATTTAACAATCAAAGAATGGAAGGTGAAGTAATTATGTCAAAAGCAGGAAAAACAGGTGTGACAACCGGAACCCCGAAAAACATTCTTTTTGGTGCCGGTACGATTCACAAAAATTTAGAGTATAAAGCGGAAAGTGGTTGGAACTTTGAAGAGTCAATCATCGGAGCAACGAGTGGTGGCTCTAAAGTGTCCATTACGCCGGAGTTTTATGATGTTGAAGTGGACGGTGTGCTTGTACCAACGAAAGGATTGAAACAGAAAATTGGTGAAACTGCAGAAATGGAAATTAACTTTGTTGAGTTGACAGAGGAAATTATTAAATCCTCCACTATCGGCAAGAATGGAAGTTCAGAAGACAGTTCGTATACACTCATTGAATCTAAAAGTTCGCTTTCAGATGGTGATTATTACGATAATATTGCATTTGTTGGTCAGATGCTGGATGGCAGAAACATTATTGTGATTTTCGAGAATACATTGTGTACATCCGGAATGGAGCAGGAAGGGAAATCAAAAGAGGGCGCTGTTGGAGCTTATACATTTGCTTGTCACGCAGATATTGAAGATGATACAGACCTCGATACGCTGCCTTGGAAGATTTACTATCCAAAAGTAGAAGCATAGGGGGGAGAATATGAAAGTAAAAGTACTTAGGTCATTTATTGACAAGGAAACAAAGCAGCCACGGGAAGTTAATGATGTGTTCGATTGCAGTGAAGCACGATATGAGCAGATTGAAACAGTCGGGCATTTTGTTGAACTTGTACCTGAAAAAAAGAAAGAATCTGAAGTAAAGACAAAGTAGAAAGGATGTTTGTATAGTGAAAGAAACAACTTATGAATTGAGGGATTTATGTAGCAAAGACATTTTTCCAATGTTTAAGATCATCAGTAAAATTGGAGTAAAAGAATTCAAGAAATGCTTCGAATCTGATGAAGTAAAGCAAATGATTGCAAGCGGTGGAACGGATAATGTTGATTCGATTGGAATGACGATTATCATGGATGTTGTTAGTATTGTGGTAGACAATATTGCAAGATGCGAAAAAGATATTTACAAGCTTTTGTCAGGACTTTCAGGAATGAAAGAATCAGAGATTGCAGAACTTCCTATGAACACGTTTGTCAAAATGGTAATTGATGTAATCAAAAAGGATGAATTCAAGGATTTTATTCAGGTTGTTTCAGAATTGTTCGAATAGGTGACATTCAATTTATGGACTTGCTATTTAGTAGATATGCAAGTCCATTTTTGTTGCTTGATTCAATGATTGGCTGTGGACGGTTTTTAGAGTTTGTTAGTGAAATCCATGATATGAATAACGAACGGGTGATAAATGATACCTTGTTTGATACATGGCTTCATAAGGATTTTGAAAACGACTATTACGAGTTTAGAAGATTGATGAAGCAGCCGATTGAAGTAGAATCGCAAGACATTGATTTTGAAACAACTATTAATTGTTCGAGAGATATTTTGAAGAATTTCAATCCAAATGACAGATAGAGAAATACAGAGGAAAGGAGGAGATGTGAAATGGAACTTTTTAAACTGGTTGGAAAAATAGCAGTGGACAGTTCCGAAGCAAACACGAAGATAAATGAGGTGTCTCAAAAGGCAGGCTTGCTTGCAACAACGGTTGGTACAAAAATGCAAAGTGCAGGTGATAAAATATCGGGAATTGGTGGAAAGATGAAACCGGCAACGGTAGCTATTGCAGGAATTGGAACAGCGGCGGTAAAAACCTATGCTTCTTTTGAGGCGAAGATGTCAAATGTGCAGG